GCGATGAGCTCGCGCCGTCTCCTCACCGTTGACCTGCACCGTGGCGAGATCGGTCGACGGGTCGACGATGACGCGATGAGCTCGCGCCGTCTCCTCACCGTTGACCTGCACCGTGGCGAGATCGGTCGACGGGTCGACGAAGAGGCGCGGCTTGGTTGTCGTTTTCTTCGTCCTCTTCACCCTGCACTCGGCGAGCACCTTGCTCGGCAGTTTCACGATGACGGGCGAGCAGCCGCCCATGTCGCCGCTCTTGTCGTGCACGGTCGTCAGCGTGTGCCCGCTCGTCGCGGTCATGATGACGCCCTCGACCGGATGGGGCTCGATGTAGACCCCCTGCAGGTAGTAACGGGTCTCGTCGGTCGAGACGGAGAAAGCGGCGATGCGGAACAGATCGGCGTCGACGGAGATCATGGGAGGCTCCTATCAAATAGCCATCAAATGGGAAAATGGCGGAATTCCTGGGGTTTCGAGGGGGCGCACCCCCTCGCGATCAAATGGCCGTCAAATGGCCTTCGGCCTTGGCGATCGTCCGCTCGAGCTCTTCGATCCACGGCCCGAACGAATGACGGTCGCCGAGCGCGGCAGCGAGAGACCGCACGTTCCCCAGGCTCGTGCGCAGGGTCTCGAGCATGTCGGGAGCGGCCGCGGCGAGCCGGGAGATATCGAGGCTCTGGTGACGAGGCAGGCGCAGCACGAGGGCGCCGTTCTGGTCACGGACGTGACCGTCGACCGGAGAGGCGCGCCAGTGGGTGAGGTTGCTCATGTCGTGTCCTTTCAGGCGAGGTGCCAAGCGGCATCGGCGACCACGTAGGGGCGATCGTAGGTGGCGCAGCCGGTCTCGATGCTCTCGAAGCGCAGATCGTAGGGGCGGGGGCTCTTCTTGCGGCCGCTGACCCATTCGACGCGGTACGCTTCGCCGGTCCGGCAGTAGGACCCGAGAGGCGCGCGATCGAAGACGATGACGGCGCCATCGGGCGGCAAGGCGTCGAAGGGGATCAGGTCGGCCATTTCGGAAACTCCATCGTGTTTCGTTAACGGAAACGTACGGCACGGGTTCGCCCGCGTCAAGCGGAATGTTTCGATTTTCGATACGCTGGAATGATGATACTTTAGTTGCATCCACCTTGGCCGGTAGAAGGTGGAGCAAGGTTGAGCAAGGTGGAGCAGCCGAGCGACCGGGCGTGCTCCACCTTGTGCTCCACTTCGTAGGGCCCCCTTTAGGGGGCCCAGAAGGTGGAGCAAGTGGAGCAGGTCGCAGAGGCCCGACCAAGGGGTGCTCCTGTCTGGTCGGAGGGGTGGAGCGGGTCGGCGAGATCGGCGGGCGCCTGGGGAAGGTGACGCCGGATGGATCGGGGGTGTCGAAGGGGTCGTTGCGGAAAGCGAGACATGTCGCTAGGATCGATGCGACAGGAGGTGTCGACCGTGGCGAAACGTGGACCCAAGCCCAAGATCCGAGATCCGATGAAGCTCGCCGAGCAGGCGACCATGGACGGCGCCGCGCGTCGGCAGCTCGAGGAGATGGGCGTGTTCGGTCCCGTCGTCGGCAAGACGATGCCCGTCGCTCGTGCGGCGCGGGTTCTCGTCGCCGTCGAGGGGCTCGGCATGACGGCCGTGCTGCGGATCGCCCAGGCCATGAACGACGTGGACGATACGGGGCGGCCACGAGATCCGGCGCATATGCGGTGGGCGATCGACACGGTGCTGAACCGGCTGATGGGCCGGCCGAAGCAACAGGTGCAGGTCGATGCGACCGTGACGGATACCACGGTGCAGCATCTCGCCGCGCTGGCGGCGCTTTCGCAGGCGCCTCGGGTCATCGACGACGCGGGTGTGTCAACCGATAATCGGTTGATCGATTTCGTTGATGCGAAATCCGGATCAATCGATTTCTTTGATGATATGGATGAAGGCGACGGCGCACTGATCGAAGCGCCGGAACCCGTCGAGCAGCCTGGGGGCGCTGCGCGCGCGCCCCGCCCGAAATTCCTGCCGCCGCTGGCGTACCAGCCGACCAAGCCGGCGCCCGTTGGCGACGTCGCCGAGGCCGTCGACGACGTCTCGGGTACGGGATCCGGGTACGCCGAGCCGTAACCTGTTGATATAGCAGGGGCCGAACCATTATCAGTCAAGGGCTAGGGGGCCCGGATCCGCTAATGCGAATCATTCGCAGATTCTCCGGGGCCCCGAAACGTTTCGGAAGCCTCGACCTCAGCGTCGGGGCCCGGCGCGCCGAAGGCCCCCCGCCCCCGGGTAGGGTCCCCCGCCCCGTACTTGGCACAGGACACCCACACACCCGAACCAGAAAAAATTCGATTTCGCCCGGAGTGTTTCGAAAATGGAAACAAAATCCTCCCTCGCCAATCCCTTCGAGGCTTTCGTAAAACGATACTACGATGACCCCGTCGGTTTCGTGGTCCACGTGCTCGGCGTGCAGCCGGACCCCTGGCAGGTTCGGTTCCTTCGGGCGATCGCGAAGGGTGAGCGCCGGATCTCGGTCCGTGCGGGCCACGGCGTCGGAAAGTCGACCGGTTGCGCCTGGGCGATCATCTGGCACGCGGTGACCCGATACCCCCAGAAAACCGTCTGCACCGCTCCCACCGCCCCCCAGCTCTACGACGCACTGTGGGCAGAGACGAAATTCTGGTTTGCCAAGCTGCCGCCGGTGCTGCGGGACCTGTTCGATCTCCTGTCGGACCGGATCCAGCTCAAGGAGAGCCCGGAAGGCTCGTTCATCTCGGCGCGAACCTCGAGCCGCGAGCGCCCCGAGGCGCTGGCTGGGGTTCACTCCGCCCACGTGCTGCTCATTTGCGACGAGGCGCCGGGCATTGACGAGGGCGTCTACGAAAACGCCTCCGGGTCCATGTCGGGCGACAACGCGTGCACGATCCTGATCGGGAACCCCACCCGTCTGACGGGGCTCTTCTACAAGACCCACCACCAGCTCCGGCACCAGTGGTTCACGATGCACGTGTCGTGCATCGACAGCCCGCGCGTGAACGCCGACTTCGTCGATCAGATCCGGGCGACCTATGGCGAGGGATCGAACCAGTGGCGCGTCCGTGTGCTCGGCGAGTTCCCCGATCGGGAAGACGACGTGCTGATCGCCGGCGAGCTCATCGAAGCGGCGATGACCCGTGACATCGTCGTGCCGCCCGAGGCGCCGCTCGTCTACGGGCTCGACGTGGCGCGCTTCGGCAACGACCGCACGGTGCTGTGCAAACGGAAGGGGCCGGTCGTCACCGAGGTTAAACCCTGGTCGGGGCTCGATCTCATGCAGACCGTCGGCCACGTGCTCAACGAGGCGGAGATGGACCGGCCGGCGGAAATCTGCGTCGACAGCATCGGCCTCGGCGCCGGCGTCGCCGACCGTCTGCGCGAGCTCTCGAAGGGTCTGGGGTTCGTGGTCATCGACGTGAACGTCTCGGAGGCCTCGGCGGTCAACGTCAAGGCGCACCGGTTGCGGGACGATCTGTGGGTGCAGACCCGGGACTGGTTCCAGACCCGGGCATGCAAGATCCCCCAGATGCAGGAGCTGCGCGACGAGCTCGCGGCGGTGACCTACTCGTTTTCGTCCGCGGGCAAGTTGCTGGTCGAGAGCAAGGAGGAGCTCAAGCGGCGCGGCATGCGCTCGCCGGACCTCGCCGACGCGCTCTGTCTGACGTTCGCATCCTTCGCCGGGCGCGTCGGGGGGAGGGGCGGCACGACGTGGCGGCCGGGGGAAGCTCTTCGACGGGGGATCCGCGGCATCGTCTGAGTTGCGCCGATCTCAACGGCGCTGTAGTGTTTCGAAAATCGAAGCAGTCTCTCCGGCCGGGAGCGCACCATGTCCAGTCCGACCCTCACGACGATCTTTTCGCCGACCCCTGAGCAGGTGCTCGACCTCAGCGGCGCAGGGACGGGGCCGTTCACCAAGCAGTCGGACAACGAGCCGATGCGGGCCACGTACGGCACGTCGATTTTCAGCGTCGTTCCCCCCGCCACCCCGACCGACTTCCTGATGATCCAGGGATCCGCGACGAAGCTCGTTCGGCTCAAGTCGATCATCCTCGCGGGGAGCGCGTCGGCGGCGGCGAACATCCAATGCATCCTGGTTCGGCGCAGTTCGCCCGGAACCGGGGGCGCGTGGACGCCGGTGACGGGGGTGAACCACGACACGAACGACAGCGCGCCGACGGCAGTCGTGCAGTTCGCGACCACCCTCCCGTCGCCGGTCGGAACGGCCGTCGGAACGCTGCACCGGGGGCGCCTCAATCTGGCGCCGGCGGCGAACGGCAGCGTCGACCGTCTGATGTGGCAGTGGGGCTGGCAGAACGACAAGGCGCCGGTGCTTCGCGGGGCGTCCGACTATCTCTTCCTCAATTTCGCCGGCGCCGCGTGGCCGAGCGGAGGCGTCCTCGACTGCGATCTGCTCTGGACCGAGGAATGACCATGGCGAAGCGAAGCCGGAAGGCGGCCCGTTCGGAGCCGATCGACGATCCGGATCTGCAGGCGGTCCTCAAGACGGCGATCGACGACGCCGCGCTCTACATCGACACGCAGCAGGCGCCGGACCGCACCCGGGCGACCAACTACTATCAGGGCGAGCCTTTCGGCAACGAGGAAGAGGGCCGGTCGCAGGTCGTCATGACCGAGGTGCGCGACACCGTCCTGGCGATGATGCCGTCGCTGATGCGGGTGTTCTGCTCGGGCGAGATCGCCAAGTTCGACCCCCAGACGGCTGCCGACATCCCGATGGCCGATCAGCAGACGGCCTATGTCGAGCACGTGATCCACGTCGACAATCACGGGTATCTTCTTCTCCTGAGCCTCTTCAAGGACGCTCTCGTGCGGCGCCTGGGGGTCGCGACGTGGTGGGTCGACGAGACGCGGCGCGTCACCGAGGAGACCTACGAGGCGCTCTCTCCCGTGCAGGTGCAGATGCTGCAGGGCGACCCCGACGTCGAGATCCTCGAGATCGAGCTTCACGGGGACGACGGCGACGGCAGCGACGACGAGCTGTTCGATGACGAGGACGAATATCAGCCCCCCGGGGAAATGGACGCCGACGGGGAAGATACCGATGGGGGCACGCAGATCGTCGGCCCCGAAGGTCCGGAAGATGCCGTGCCGCCTTCCGCGGCACCCGGCGTGCCGCCGGCGCTCGATCCGTCGCAGCTCTTCGACTGCCGGATCCGCCGCACCGTCGTCGATCGGAAAATCAGGATCGAAGCGGTTCCCCCCGAAGAGATGCTCATTTCCCGGGAGGCGCGCACCGAGAACCGGGCTCTGCTCCTCTCGCGCCGCCGGCTGATGCGGTCGTCCGAGATCATGGCGCTCGGTTATTCGCGCGATCTCGTCGAGAGCCTGCCGGGCGATGACGCCGGTTTCGAGTTCAACCGCGAGGCCCAGGCTCGCAATCCTGGATTGTGGCAACCGAACGCCGATTACGGCCACGAGCCGCTCAAGACCCATCTCTATTTCGACAGCTATCTGCTCTACGACGGCGACGGCGACGGCGTCGCCGAGTTGCGGCGCATATGCAGCGTCGGGTCGTCCCACGCGATCCTGTCGAACGAGATCGTCACCGAGGCACCCTTCGCCTTCTTCACGATGGATCCCGAACCCCACACGGTCATCGGGCAGTCCGTCACCGACCACGTCGGCGACCTGCAGGAGATCAAGAGCGCGATCGTTCGCGGCACGCTCGACAGTCTGGCGCATTCGATCCACCCGCGCACGGCGGTGGTCGAGGGGCAGGTCAACCTCGACGACGTCATGAACACCGAGACGGGGGCGATCATCCGCATGCGCACCCCCGGCGCGGTGCAGGAACTCAACTCGACCTTCGTCGGCCAGCAGGCATTCCCCATGCTGGGGTATCTCGACGAGACCAAGGCGGCGCGCACCGGCATTACCCGGGCGACGCAGGGCCTCGACGCCGATGTGCTGCAGTCGACGACCAAAGAAGCGGTCGTAGCGACGACGTCGGCGGCCGAGCAGCGGCTCGAATACGTCGCACGGTGCTTCGCCGAGACCGGCTATCGACGCCTCATGGAAGGCGTCTTGCGCACCGTGTGCCGGGTGCAGGACCGGCCGCGAGCGCTCCTCCTGGCGGGCAAGTTCACCGAGATCGACCCCCGGACGTGGAACGCCGACCTGCACCTGACCGTCAACATCGGCCGAGGCCTGGGGAAGCCCGAGGAGCGCCTCCCCCTTCTCGCGCAGGTGGCCGCCGTGCAGAAGGAGGCGATCGCCAACTTCGGGCCCGACAATCCGCTCTGCGACCTCGCGCAGTACCGGAACACGCTCGTCACCATGCTCAAGATCGGCGGCGAGCGCGACGGTGACCGCTATTTCAAGCAGATCGACCCGGCGGCGCTGCAGCAGTTGCAGCAGCAGTTCATGCAGATGAAGGCGCAGGCCGCGGCGCCGAAGACCGGCGCGCCCCACACCGACCCGGCGCAGACCCAGATCGAGCAGATGAAGGCGCAGACCGAGATGGCCGTGGCGCACCAGCGCGCCGCCGTCGAGCAGCAGCGCCTCGCGATGGAGCAGCAGCGCCTCGCGCTCGAGGCGAAGGACAAGGCGGCCCAGGCGGAAATCCGCGCCCGTGAACTCGATCTGCGCCGCGTCGAACTGGTGCTGCGGGAGCGCGAGCAGCAGGCGAAGGTTGCGGCCGCCGCAGTGCCGGTGGAGAGCGCACCATGAGCCTCGAGCAGCGCCTCGCCGACGCCGAGGAACTCCGGCGCGCCATCGACAGCCAGGTTTTCAAGGATGCCGTCGCGTCCTTCCACAGCGATCTCGTCCGGGCGCTCCTGGGGACCGACCCCCGGGCGACGGACGAACTGACCATCAACGCGCAACGGGTCCGCCTACTCGACGAGCTCACGGACGAGCTGAGGCGTCGGGTCTCGGATCCCAGGGTCGATCTCTTCAATCGACGCCGGCATCTGCAACGGGTTGCGCCGAACTCAACGGAGGAGTAGAAATGTCCGATAACGCTGGCGCCGACACCTCGACCACCGAGATCGGTCTCGCCGATGCGGCGAAGTTGATCGAGGCCACCCTCGACCCGAAGCCCCGCGCTTCGGCCCCCGAGAAAGCCCAGCAGCCGCCCGAAGGCGATGCGCAGCCCGAAATCGAGGCCGAAGACGGGGCCGAGACGCCGGAGGAGGGCACCGAGCCCGAGCCCGAAGGACCCGACGAAGCCACCGATGACGCCGACGACGCCGAAGAAGGCGAAGGCGACGAGCAGCCGCAGCTCTTCACCGTCAAGATCGACGGAAAGGAAGAGCAGGTGCCCGCCGATGAGCTGGTCCGGGGTTATCAGAGGCAGTCGGACTACACGCGCAAGACGCAGGCTCTGGCGGAAGAACGCAAGTCGTTCCTCGAGGAGCAGCGGCAGGTCAAGGTCGAGCGGGAACAGTACGCCGCCATCCTTCCGCAGCTCAGGGAAACGCTTCGCGCTTCGGCTCCCCAGCAGCCGGATCCCAGTCTGCTCTACACCGATCCCGCCGAATTCCAGCGACAGCAGTTTCTGTGGGGCCAGCACATGGCCCGCGAAGCGGCCATCGCGGACGAAGAGAGCCGGATCGGCGAACAGACCCGGAAGGAGCGCGAGCAGGAGGCCACGAAGGCGGTCGAAGAGGGCCGCGAGTACCTCCTGACGGCCGTTCCCGAGTGGAAGGATCCGAAGCGTTTCGAGGCCGACAAGGCGAAGCTGCGCGATTACGCGGTCAATGTGATGGGGGCTTCTCCCGAGGAGATCGCCGCGATCACGAACCCCAAGGTCGTGTTGCTGCTTCGGAAGGCGATGCTCTTCGACGGTATGTCGCGGACGCCCCCGAAGCCCGTCGCCCCCCGGGGTCCCCGCACGGCGGAACCCGCATCGGTGGCGACCGCCCCCCGTCCGGCCAGCGAAGCCGTCCGCGCGCAGAAGCGTCTCGCCCGCACCGGGAGCGTCGAAGACGCTGCCGCCGTCATCGCGAGAATTCTATGAGGCCCGCTCATGTCGCAGCCGACCAACATCGTCGACCGGTACACCGGTTATCGCGCCGTTCGTGAAAATCTCGCGAACGTCATCTACAACATCGCCATGATGGAGACGCCGTTCATCTCCAACATCGGCAAGGAAGACGTCGAGAACACCTATTTCGAGTGGCAGGTGGACACGCTCGCGTCGCCGAACACTGTGAACGTGCAGATCGACGGTGACGACGCGTCCAACGACAGCCGGGCGATGACCAATCGCGTCGGCAACTACACCCAGATCTCGCGCAAGACCATCCAGGTCTCCGGCACGCAGGAAGCGGTCACCAAGGCCGGCTTCAAGAGCCAGATGGCCTACGAGATCGCCAAGGCCGGCAAGGAGCTCAAGCGCGACGCCGAGAGCATGCTGCTCCTCAACCAGCAGGCCGTCGTCGGCAACTCGACCACGGCGCGGCGCACGGCCGGTCTGCCGGCCTGGATCCGCACCAACGTGTCGATGGGCGCGTCCGGCGTGAACCCGACGCTCTCGGGCTCGACCGACGGCTATCCGAACGCGGCCTACACCGCCGGCACCACCCGTGCGATCACCGAGACCCTGCTCAAGACCCTGGCTCAGTCCGTGTGGTCGGTCGGCGGCTCGCTCGACATGCTCATGGTCGACGGCCTCAACAAGCAGACGGTCTCCACCTTCGCCGGTCTGGCGGTCAACCGCTTCGAGCTGACCAAGGTAAAGCCCCTGGCGATCATCGGCGCCGCCGACGTCTATCTCTCCGACTTCGGCGAGATCCAGATCGTCCCGAACGCCTTCATGCCGCACGCCTACGCCGCGCTCATCGATACCGGCTACGTGTCGCTCGCGACCCTGCGCGCGCCGCAGACCCGGGATCTGGCGAACACCGGCGACAGCATCCGCAAGATGCTGATCTGGGAATACGGCCTCAAGGTCCGGAACGAGAAGGCTCACGGCATCATCCGCGACCTGACCTGATCGCAGCGGTTCCGGGGCGTCGTTCCTCCCCGGCGCTCCGAAACTACCCCGCCGGGTCTCGTCCTCCCGGCGGGGACCTTCCCCTCGAGGATCGTGGCCATGCCCGTCGAAACGAAACTCATCGATCAGAACGCGTTCTACGGGACGTCCACGTTCTACCATTTCGACCACGCGACCGGAGAAATCACCTTCGAGACGCGCCAGGACGCCGAACCGATCATCGAGGCGAACAAGGCGCGCTTCAACGAGGCGCCGACCCGGTGGGGCGAAGGGAAGCTCGTCGCGTCCATCCCGCTGACGATCTACTACGATCTCAAGCGCAAGGGCATCACCAAGGACCCGGCGGCGTTCCGACGCTGGCTCAACGACCCCGACAATCGGGCCTTCCGGACCCGTCCGGGTCACCTCTGAGGGCGCCGGCATGGCTACGACCATCGTCGACTACGCTTCGCTGCTCGTCGCCATCGCCGATTGGCTCAATCGCGGCGATCTGAGCGCGCGCCTGCCCGATTTCGTGGCCGCCGCGGAAGTCGATTTCAACGAGCAGCTCCGCACGATGGACATGCATGCCCGGCAGACGCTGGCCGTGTCGTCCGAATACACCCCGGTGCCGACGGACTGGCTCGAAACGATCGACATTCGGAACCAGTCGGCGAACCCAACGCTCCCCATGCGCTTCGTGACGCCCGACGACGCCCAGGCGATGCAGACGCCCCTCTCGGGCTACGACACCGGCTTCTTCACGATGGAGGGAAACTCCATCGTGGCGTGCCCGGTGCCGCAGTCGGCGATCAACGTCGAGCTGCTCTACTACCAGCAGATCCCCGCGCTCGGCACCGGGCAGCCGAGCAACTGGCTCCTGGGGAAAGACCCGTTCATCTACCTCTACGGCGCTCTCACGCACGCCGAGACCTACCTGCAGAACGACGATCGGGCGGCTCGGTGGGCGGCGGAAGCCGGGCGCCGGGTCGAAATGCGCAATCGCGCGTCCGAGAAGGCTCGGCATTCGGGTCAGAAGCTCACCGCGCGCCCCCGGCGCCATTTCTGAAAGGGTGACCCATGGCCGACACGTTCACGCCGCGCTTGAACCTCGATAAGGTCGAAGTCGGTGCGTCGACCGACACCTGGGGGCAGAAGCTCAACGCGAACTCGGACATCCTCGACAACACGGCCTTCGTCACGACGACGACGGTCGCGCTCACCTCGGCGAACGTCACTCTGACCGCCGCACAGGCGCTGTGCGGTCGGTTGCTCTTCACCGGCGCGCTCACCGCCAACGTCACCGTCAGCCTTCCCGTTGCTTCGATCGGCTCCTATGTGCTCGACAACCAGACGTCGGGCGCCTTCTCGGTGACCGTCGCCAGCGTCGGCGCCGGCGCGAACGTCACGGCGCCCCAGGGGGCTCGCGAGGTCGTGTGGCACGACGGCGCGAACGTGCGCCGGAGCGACGACTACCGCGACGCGGCGCTTGCGCAGTGGGCCGGCACGACGTCGGTCGCGCTCGCCGCTTCGAACGTCGTCCTCTCGGCGACGCAGGCGCAATCCCGTCGGCTGCTCTTCACGGGCACGCTCACCGCCAACGTCATCGTCAGCGTTCCCGTTGCTTCGACGGGCGTCTATGTCGTGGACAACCAGACGACGGGCGCCTTCTCGGTGACCGTCGCCAGCGTCGGCGCCGGGGCGGCGCTGGCTGTTCCCCAGGGGCGTCGGGTGTTGATCGTCCACGACGGGACGAACGTGCGCCCCTGCGACGATGGCCTGGTGCTGTTGGCGCTTTCGCTCACCAGTGCCGAGAGGTTGCTGGCGCTCGCGAACGTGGGCGCCCTCGGTTACCTCGACGCGCAGACGCTCTCGAGCGCCCAACGGCTGATCGCTCTCGCGAATGCGGGCGCCGTCGGCTATCTCGACGCGCAGACGCTCACGGCGCCGCAACAGGCCCAGGCGCGGGCGAACATGGGGGTGGTGCCGACGTCGCGCAATCGGCATCTCAATGCCGGCTTTTCGATCTGCCAGGACCGGGCGCTCGGCGCCACGGTCGCCATGTCGGCGTCCGGCTATGTCATGGACGGTGTGGCCGTCGACGTGGCCGGCGGTGGGGTGCTCACCTGTTCGCAGGTCGCCAAGACGACGCCCGGCGGCTCGCCGCACCGGCTCCGTGCGGCCGTCACGACGGCCGATGCGTCGATCGTGGCGGGCGATCTCTACGGGGTGAAGCTCCCGATCGAAGGCGTCGACGTCGCGGATCTGATGTTCGGCAGCGCGTCGGCGCTCTCGTTCGTCTGGCGGGGCGTCGTCAATCTGCCGGCGGGGACCTACGGTCTCGCGTTCCGCAACGGCGCCGGCGATCGCTCCTACGTCACCACCTTCACCGTGGCGGCCGGGGAGGCCGGAACCGACAAGTCCCTCACCGTGACGGTGGCCGGCGACACTGCCGGTACGTGGATCAAGGACGCGAGCGGCGTCGGGATCTGGGTCGAGATTACTTTCGCGGCGGGATCGACCTATCAGACGGCGACGACCGGCGCATGGGCGGCGGGTGACTACCGCACGACGTCGGCGCAGACCAACGCCATGGCGAGCACGTCGAACGTATTCGAGATCGCGGACGTCGGTCTTTATGCGGGATCCGTCGTTCCCTCGTGGGACTATCCGCGTTTCGACGAAGAATTCCGGAAGTGCTGCCGGTATTTCTGGACGGGGACCGGGTCTGAAACCCTCAATGTCGCCAATAACACGGTGAACCTGTCGCTCTATACGGCGTTTCCCGCCGTCATGCGAGCGTCGCCCTCGGTGACGGCGAGCAGTTCGACGGTGTCCTTCATCACCCCCGTGGGGGTAACCTGTTACGCCAACGTCATTGCAATTTCGTGGGGCTACACGGGCACGATCACCGCCAACGCGAGGCTCTGAGATGATCCGATCGGTTTCCTACGTTGCGCAGGGCTCACTCGTCGCCATCGAGATGACCGACGGTGTCGTCTGGTACGACGACGCGGCGTTGCCGCCCGATACCGAGATGCGCCGCCGGCTCGCCGAATGGCGCGCCGCCGGAAACACCATCACTCCCTTCACCGAACCGTCGCCGATCGGTGCCTGAAAGGAACCCCCATGCGCTACATCGTCATCGAGAACGGCAACGTCGTCGACGTCGTGGTCGATCCGCCGTTCGAATGGAACGCCCCTGCCGGCCGGTCGCTGCTCGCGCACGAGACCGCCGAGGTCGGGTGGACCTATTTCGCCGGGGTGGTCGGGCCGCCGCAGACCTTCGACGCGGACACCCCGGTGCCGCAGTTCCTCGACCCGGGCGCCGCGGCTGCGGCGGAAGCGCTCAATCAGGCCGAAGCGACGGGAAAACCGGTCGACACGGCCGTCGAGTTGAGTTCTACTCAACCCACCGTCGAACCGCCGCCGGTCGTGAACCCGGAACCGGCCCCTGCGCCGATCGTCAACCTGGAGCCCTGATCATGGCTTTCTCCCCCGTGGGCGCCGCGCTCACTCAGGCATTCGAAAGCTGTTTGAAGCGCGTTGCGCGGGGGCAGTTCACCACCTATCGGTGCCCCGCCGGCGTTCTAACAATCGGATGGGGCACCACGCGAGACGACGTTCCTGGCTTGAACGAAGGGGACATCTGGTCGCAGGACCGGTGCGACACCGTTTTCGCCGGCAGCATCTCGGCGCGGTACGAGCCGGCGCTCGATCGCTTCCTCGGTACGACAGCGATCAATCAAGACCAACGCGATGCGCTGATCTCCTTTATCTACAACGTCGGCACCGGCGGCCTCGAGGGGAACGTCGGCCGCGCCGTGAAAGAGGGCCGGCACGGCGACGTCCCGAAGTTCCTGGCACGCTGGAACAAGTGCAACGGTCGGGAGCTCGCGGGGCTGACGCGACGCCGGAAGGCCGAAGGGCAGCTCTACGCCGGCGACGTCGAGGCCGCGATGCTGACGGCGCAGACGGCTATCCCCGGCGGCATGCCGCAGAACCGCGAGCGGCCCCGCCCGACGGTGCGCGAGCTCGCGCGGGAGACGCCGAAGCTGGCCGGCGCGACGGTCGGGGCGGGGAGCGGCACCACGGCGGTGCCCGCCAGCAAGGCCCCCTCGCCGAAGTCCAGCATGACCACGGGCGAATGGATCGCCGTCGCGCTCGGCGCGGCGATCACCGGCGCGCTGATCGTGGTGCTGGTCCGCAAATGGCGCGGCTTGGCCGCCGATTGGGCATGAGGAGGACGAAATGGGCATCGGAGAGAAACTCGGCGCCGTAGCCGGCACCATCCTGGGGACCGTGATCGGCGGCCCGTTCGGCGCGGCCGCAGGGCCGGCGATCGGCTCGGCCGTCGGCGGGGCGATCGAAGACGCGATCGACGGCGCGCAGGCGTCCGATCCGACGCCGACGCCGACGCAGCCCCCGGCCGGCTACTACCCGCCGCCCGCGCCGGCGCCGAAGCCCATGGTGTCGTCCAAGCTCTGCTGGCTCGGCTTCGCCACCGCCGTGGTGCCCTCGGCGCTCAACTACGGCCTGAGCATCGATTTCACGCAGTACACCAACGTCTACGTGGACGCCGCGATCATCGGCGTCCTGACGATGGGGCTGCGGCTCTTCACGAACGGCGCCATCGGCCCGCGCACCTGAGGAGGCCTCCATGCAGACCATTTTCATCGCCGCGGGTGTCGTCCTGGTCATCTCGGGTTTCGTGCTCATCCTCGCGGCTCTCGACCCGGAGGGACGCGGCGACAAGATCCTGGGCGCTGCCCTCGCCGTGGTCTGCTCGGCGCTGACCGTCATGACCGGCGTGGCCGGGCACTGGATCCTGTCCGCTCTGGGGTTCTGACATGCCGCGCGTCAACTGGAACGAGATCAGCCTGGGGAACCTCCTCAGCATGTTGACGATGGCCGCGGGGCTGATCGCCACCATGGTCGTCTTCACTCACACGGTCGACGCGGTGCAGGCGGCCTATGAGAAGAAGGATCTCGAGCACGACATGAAGATCGCGGCGATCGAGACGAAGCTGCAGCAGTCCGTCGCCGACCACGACGTCCTGATCGAGATCCGTTCCGACCTGAAATTCATCAAGCAGACGCTCGAGCAGCGGACGGGGGCGCGGCCATGAGCGGGCTTTCGTTGCCGCCCGGTGTCGTGCGTGGCGCCACCCCCTACGACATTCCGGGGGCGTGGTGGGATACGAACCTGATCCGGTGGCAGGAAGGCCGCATGCGCCCCATTGGGGGCTGGCAGCGCATCACGTCGTCGCCCTTCGCCTCTCCGGTGCGACAGGTCAAGGTCTGGCGGACCAATGACGACCGCCTGCTCTACGCCGTCGGTACGGAGGTCGGAATTCAGGTCCGGGCCGATGCGTTCGTCGACGTGACGCCGGCGGCGCTCGTCACCTTCCGCAGCCCCTTCGCAACGGGGTTCGGTGTCGGCGCGTTCGGCGCGGGGACCTTCGGCACGCCGCGAACGGTCGTCTCTTCGACGATCGCGAGCCGGGCCGATCAGTGGTCGTTCGACAATTGGGGCCAGGATCTCCTCGCCGTTTCGTCGGCCGACGGCCGTCTGCTCCAATACGTCGGCGCGAACCTGACGCCGGCGCAGATGACCGTCGTATCCGGGGCGCCGACGGGCAATCGTGGGGTGCTGGTCACCGACGAGCGGCACGTGGTGTTGATCGGGTGCGGAGGCTATCCCCGGCGCGTCGGGTGGAGCTCGCGCGAGAGCCTCACCGATTGGAACTTCTCTTCGACCACGAACACGGCCGGCTTCCTCGATCTCGAGGCAACGTCGATGCTCATCGCCGCCGTTCGGGTGCGCGAGGGCTTCCTCGTGTTCTCGGATCGGGAAGTGTGGCTCTTCCGCTATGTCGGCGAACCCTACATCTATGGCAAGGAACTCCTGGGGAAAATCGGGCTGCTCAACGCGCGCATGGTCGTTCCGACGTCCGACGGAGGCGCCTTCTGGATGGCCGACAACGCGTTTTGGCAGTACCAGGGCGGCGCGGTCTCCCGGGTCAAGTGCCCTCTGTCGTCCGACGTCTTCACCAACATCAACCTGCCCTTCACGCGCGCATTCGGCCACGGCTGCGCGGTGCAGAAGTTTCCCGAAGCGTGGTGGTGGTACTGCTCGCCCGGGTCCACCGAGCCCGATCGGTACGTCATCTTCAACTTCTCCGAAAAGTGGTGGGCGCGGGGCGCGATGACGCGGCGTGCCGCCGCCGGCGCGAACGGCGACGACTATTGGTACGGCGCCGACGAGGTCGGGCACATCCATCAGCACGAGAACGGGTGGACGGCGGCGGGCGTCCCCCTGACGGCGCAACGGTTCGCCGAGACGGCGGCATTCAAGATCGACATTTCGACCGGCATCAAGGCGACGCGCGCGCTCCTCTCCACCGGCGTCGGCGTCAATGCGATCGAGCTGCGCTTCTACGGGCGCCAGACCCCCGAAGGCTCGGAAGTCGCCTTCGGCCCCTACGCCATGCGGGCCGACGGCTACGCCGATCTCCGGATCAACGCGCGATCGCTGCGCATGCGGGTCGAAGGCCTGATCGATGCGGAATGGTCGTTCGGTGCGGCCGACATCGACTATGGGCCGGACGGGAGGGGCAGATGACGGCGCCGATCGGACGTGCTATTCCTCTTCCCCAGGCCCCGAACGCCTATTCGCGCGAGTTCATGCAGAACCTGCTCGCTCGCCTGCAGGCGGAGTTTCTGGGGAAGGTCTCCAAGACCGAAGCCGTGGACACGATCATCATGCGATCACCCAACGGCCAGATGTGGGACGTGAGCGTCTCGAATGCTGGTGCGCTGGTGGTGACTGCACATGACGGATCGACCCGGCTCTGAGGAGCTCGTCGCGAAACTGCAGAGAGCGCTCGATCTCGGTGGAAACACTCATGAGATCGGCGATATCGTGCGCGCGCTCCGTGAAGGCCGAATGCAGGCCTTCGAAGGCACGAAATCCCTCATGATCACGGAAGTGCTGACGTCTCCCCGGCGGCGGACGCTGCATGTCTTCCTCGCGGCCGGAGACCTGTCCGAGATCCGCGCCATGCAGCCCCGGCTCGACGCCTTCGCGCGTGAGACGGGCTGCTCGGCCATGTCCCTCAGTGGTCGCAAGGGATGGGTGCGCGCGCTCGCGCCGCTCGGCTGGCGGCCCCACACCATCACGATGACCCGGGAGGTGACCCCATGAGCAAGGGTGGCGGAACGAGCACGACCGTCCAGTCTCAGAGCATCCCCTCGTGGCTCGAAGGGTATGACCAATCGCTCACGTCGTCCGCGCAGAACGGCCTCAACGCCGGGTACACGCAGTACGGCGGCGAACAGGTCGCGCCGCTCACGGCGATGCAGACGCAGGCCGGGAACGTGGTGCAGAGCGGGCTCGGCAACTGGCAGAAGCCCATGCAGGCCGGCGTCGATCTGCTCGACAAGTCCTCTCAGACGGCGATCCCCCAGGTCTCCGCCACGGGGACGAATTCGATCGGCGGTCAGCTCGCGAGCGGTAATCTCGCCACCTACATGAACCCGAACGTCGACGACGTCGTCAACAAGTCGATGACGCAGCTCGACCAGTCGCGGCAGAACGCGCTCAACCAGATCGGCGATCAGGCGATCCAGGCCGGCGCCTTCGGCGGCTCGCGCCAGGGCGTCGCCGAGGGCGTCACGAACGCCATGGCCGCGCAGCAGGCCGGCCTGCTCTCGTCGCAGCTCTACGGGCAGGCCTACGACAACGCCACCGGCCTGATGAAGCAGGACGTCGCGAACAATCTCACGGCGCAGCAGGCGAACCAGAACGCCGGTCTGGTGGGGCAGCAGAACGCGGTCAAGGACGCCGCCATGTACGGCACCCTGGGGTCGCAGATGCAGACGGCGAACCTCGCCGACGCCAACGCGTTGAATACGCTCGGCACCCAGGCGCAGACCACGCAACAGAACATCGACAGCAACAACGTGTCGAACTTCAACACGGCGCGGGATTGGAACGTGACCCAGGCAGGCAAGGGCGCGAGCATCGCCTCCGGTCTCCTGGGGGGCAACGTCTCGTCGTCCACCACGACGCCCACCACGCAGAACGGCCTGCTCACCGGCCTGGGCGGCGCCGCCATGGGCGCGTCGTTGCTCGGCAGCATGGGCGGCAGCAGCGGCCTCGGGGCGGGTCTCGGTGCGCTCCTGGCGTTCTCCGACAAGCGGCTCAAGAAGGACATCGAGAAGGTGGGCAAGGCCCCTTCGGGCGTGGACATCGTTGATTTCCGATGGAAGGGCCAGCCGAAGAAGGCCCCCAAGACGCGGGGCCTCTTGGCGCAGGACGTCGAGAAGAAGGTCCCCGACGCCGTCGTCGACACGGTGACCGGCTACAAGGCCGTGAACTATCCGCGCGCGCTCCTGGGGTGACGGCCGATGCCCAACACCTCCGTCTACAGCCCGCAGTCTCCCGGCAGTCGTCTCGCCCGCATGGAAGGCGGCATGACCGATATGCTCGGGAACCCGGTGTTCACGCGGCAGCAGTACGACATGGGCGCCGCGCCCTATGTCACGCTCGCGGGCAACCCCGAATATGCGGGTGCGGTGGTGTCGTTTCAGGCGCCCGATCAGAACGGCGTCACCCGGGACTATGTCGGCAAGGTGGTCGACACGGGCGCGGCGTTCAAGAACACGCCGTTCGGCCGCTTCGACGTCGCGATCGGCTACGATCTCGGCAATCGGGAGATGAACCGAGACCCGCTCGCCGGGGCCGATGTGCACTATTCGATGCTCGGGTGGGCGAACCCGGCGGATCCGACGCAGTCGAACCCGGCGCTGCCCGGCGGCGCGCCCGTCGTCGGCCCCGTCGCGGAGTGGGCGAAGACCATGGCGCCGGCGCAGGTGGCGGCGCTGCAATCGAGCGAGATGGCGCCCACCAGCATGACCGACACCTCGCCGGGGATGCGGGCGCCTGCGCTCACGCGAGGCGACATGACCGCGCCCGTCGGTGAGCCCGGGGACGGAAACATCAACAGCACTGGGAACTACCGGGTCGCGCCTCAGATCCGATCGGAAGTCGAGACGCTCGATCACCCGCAGCTCAGCGACGCGGCCATCGACGGCCGTGTCGCGCAGGGGTTCGAAGTGGCTGGGGTCCCCCGCACCTTCGATGCGGCGCCGCAGGCGATCGCACAGGCGCCTGCCGCCGTGGTGCAGGAAGCGGCCGCGCCGCCCGCCGCCGGCCCGCAGGAGGCCGCCGCACCGGCCGACGCCGTGCAATCCCGCATCGACAACGCTTTCGGCGCGTTCGCGGCCGCGCCGCCCGCCGCCGGCCCGCAGGAGGCCGCCGCACCGGCCGA